ATTAAAAATAGGCATTGATTTCAACGTGGATAATACAAATGCTGTTGTATGTGTGCGGGACGGAAATAAGCTCGTCATAATAGATGAAATAGCGAAAGCTCACGACACTGACGCACTAGCTCAGGAAATCGTAAGGCGTTATCCAAATCGTAAAATTCAGGTATTTCCAGATGCTTCAGGTTCGCAAAGATCGACAAACGCAAACGCCTCTAGGACAGATATATCCATACTCCAATCTTACGGCTTTGAAAATATGTCGCCGAGAGCGAACCCCGCAATCAAAGATCGAGTCCAGACTTTGCAAAATCTTCTCTGTAACTCCAAAGGGGAATCACGCTTGGAGGTTAGCTCCCGTTGCGGAAGGGTGATTGAGTGCCTTGAGCTGCAATCGTGGGATGAAAAAACACAACAACCAGATAAGCTTAATGGTTTCGATCACATGAATGACGCATTAGGATACTGTGTATATCGTGAGTTCTCTATTCTGTATGCCCGTGCGGGTAGTAGAACAGGGATTAGAATCTATTAAAGAGGATTTAACGCCGTGGCTTTCAGTGCATACAGTGGATATAGAACTTATAGAGGCGTTGCGGAAGCAAAGGTAAATAAAGTTGATGATCCGAACCAGCAATGGTTGAACATGCAAAAGTTCTGGGAATTACCAGAAGTCATCATTCAAGGAACGCAGGAAATAAGAAGTAAACATCGAAAATATTTACCGCAGGAAGAACGTGAGTCAGATTTAAGTTATGACGCTCGCCTTTCAAGAAGTGTTTTATCTCCTTACTTCATCAGAATCGAGAGAATGTTAGCGGGCATGTTGATCCGCAAGCCTGTTCAAATAAACGATACCCCTGATGTTATTCGGGAAGCCTTGTTCGATATTGACCTGGGCGGAAATGATATCAGTATTTTCTGTTACGAACTAACGCGCAAGCTATTACGTTACGGACATGTTGGTTGTCTTGTTGATGCTCCTTCTTTGGAAACCGAAGCGGGTCGGCCTTATTGGACTACTTACACTCCAAGAGACATTATTGGTTGGAGGACTGAAAAGAAAGAGGGCCGTGATGAATTGGTTCAGTTGAGATTAGCTGAACAGGTTTTGGTTAATGATGGTTTATATGGTGTGAAAGAAGTTCAACAGATCAGGGTGTTAACTCCTGGTGGTTTTGAGATTCACCGCAAGAGCAAAGAGAAAAGCGATTGGGTTATTGAAGAGGAAGGAACAACATCACTTGATTACATCCCTTTTTCTGTTGCTTATGCAAACAAGGTCGGATATATGGAATCAAGACCGCCGATGAATGATATTGCTGAATTGAATTTGAAGCATTATCAAATACAGAGCGATTACGACAATATTTTGCATATTTCGGCTGTCCCAATGCTGTCTATCTTTGGGATGCCGCCAAGTGATAGTGAAATTAGTGCTGGCCCAGGGGAAGCTTTTGCAATGCCAGCCGAGGCAAGAATTGAATATATAGAACCAGGCGGTAGCAGCTTTACAGCCCAACAAGATCGACTGAAGGAAATAGCCTCTCAAATAAACGAATTGGGCCTAGCGGCAATACTAGGCCAGAAAATTGCAGCAGAGACGGCGACTTCTAAGGCCATTGACCGTTCCCAATCAGATGCAACGCTTTTATACATCGCGCAGCAAGTTCAGGATTTGATTGATAATAGTTTGCGTTTTCATGCTGATTATTTAGGGGTTGAGTCGGGCAGTTGTTACGTCAACCGTGATTTCTTAGCAACTCGTTTAGATCCGCAAGAGATCGGTAGTTTGCTCCAACTTTATACAGCAGGAACAATTTCAAAAGAAACATTATTGAAGATGTTGTCTCAGGGTGAGGTCTTACCAGATGAGTTTGATATTGAGGAAGAATTGGAAGCAACCGAAGCGGCGTTATTAGATCCTGCACCTCCAGCAATTGAAGCTGCACCTGTTGAGGAGTAATCAATGGCGGCTCCTAGCGGGACTCCATCAAGTGTTTTTAAACACGCTATTGATCTAAATCGTGTTAGTAATTCGCTTCAAAAACCTTTAGCGGTTGCATACAACAGGATTTTAGTTAAGGCAGCCAGAGAGTTGCAAGCAATGGGCGTTGATGAATATTCAAGTTCATATCGAGCAAAAAGGCTTGGTCAAATTATTGGATCATTAAAGACAAGCTTGGATGGATGGGCTAAGGACTCGACAAAGATAATGAAGACCGATCTATCTGACTTGGCAAAGATTGAGACTGAGTTTGCAGTTGCCCAGATGCGTCAAATGATTGGCGATGCTGATGATATTGTTCGAGAATTAGAGGTAAGCCCACAATTTGCAGAAGCCGTTGTTTCTTCTGATCCGACCAAGCTAAATCTTGTTACGACAGAGGCAGGGGATACTTTAACGGGTAAGGGTGTTTATAAATTAACGGCCAAGCAAGGAGAAGCATTGGTTCTTCCTAATGGTGAAACCGTTGAGAAAGCATTTCGAGGGATTGCAACATCTTCTGCTCAGAAATTTCGTTTAGTTGTTCAAGATGGATTGTTGACTGGTGTTCCTACGAAGCAAATTGTCAGGGAGATTATCGGACAGCACGGCGGAATGAAATTTGCATCAGGCCAAAAGGTTAGTGCAAGAGCTTTAGCTTTAGCGGGAGGAGAAAAGGGAACGCGGTTAGCAAATAATCAGATAATGACGTTAGTTAGAACAAGCGTTAATCAGGTTGCTAATAAGGCAAGCCAAGAAACTTATAAAGCAAATGACAGTGTGACGAAAAAATATAGATACATCGCAACGATTGACAGCAGAACAACAATGTTATGCGCGTCTAAGGATGACAAGTTATTTGATTACAATGATGGCCCTATGCCGCCGTTGCATTTTAATTGCAGGTCAACAACTGTTCCTGTAATTGATTGGGACGGGTTGAATAAGGAATATGGAATCGTTGCTCCTGATGATATTGAAGGTGTTGGTAAATCAAAGAGGGCAAGTATTGACGGGCCTATCCCTGCGGGTACAAGTTACGGTGATTGGTTGTATGACAAGAGAATTAAGGAGGGTCGCAAAGTATTACCAGGGCCAGAGCAGATTGACGCTTTAGGGTATGACAAGGCGGTTTACTTTAATCGGTTAGCGGCAAGATATAAAGATCCACGGAAAGCCATTGTTAGTTTGGTAAGGGAGGACGGAACAGAAAAGACACTGGCTGAATTGAGGCAACAATACAAGCTAAAAACAATTGATAAAGCTATTAAGGTCGCGACTAAGGCAATAAAAGAGAAGTTGCCGTCTGTTGAGCAATTACAAGTAATAGCTTCCGCCGCAAAAATAAAGCCGCAAGATGTCCAGCAAACATTTGATTTGATGGACAAGATGGAAGGCGTTGCGGGTGAGAACGCTCGAAAATTGCGTCAATTTACAGAAAAGAAAGGAGTTGCTGCTATTTGGTCTACTGGTCGGGAAGCTGCTGTTAGTGGAGTTAAGAGCGAAAAGGGAATGGCCTTTATTCTTGACAATCCCACTTTGAAGGAAGCAACGAAAAAGGCTGATAAAACAGTTTTTGGAAGGGAATATAAGGAAATATATGCGGACAGACTTAGGACAGGGCTTCCGAACTATAAAGCGAAATCGTATTTTACGATGTATAAACAAAGCAAAGGCGTTAAAGGCTTTACGTTTAGAGAAGGTGCTAACCATATTGTTATTCGTAGAGATAGCAAGACTATTGGCGTAACAAAAACGAACCAGTTAGAGAAGATAAGGAAGAGCGTTAAAGGTGTAATTAATAACAGAGGTGGTTATTTTGAATTAGATAGAAGTTCTGGCGGTATTTTGAGGCATACGGAGCCAGAGATCACATGGCTGACAACTTATATCCACGAAATGGGTCATCAGGTGCATTTTGTAGCGAAGGAGTTATCTTATGAGAAGTTCTTTGAAGGAGCTGAAAGAGTATGGAAGCCAAGTGTTTATGGCGGCTCTGATAATATAGAAAGATTTGCAGAAACTTTTGTGCAATATGTTCTGGCTCCTGATAGTCTGAAGAAAGCATCACCTGAAGCTTACAAATGGGTTGACACTGCTATGGCACAAGCATTGAAAGCGTTATGACATTAATGGAACAAGCGGTAGAGGCTGCGGTTACTTTCCCTGCTAATAAAGATGCCCCTAAAGAGGTAAAGGCTTTTTATAACAAGGCAAAAGGAAGGGAAAAAGATGATATTGCTTCAACTGTAGAAATTCTTATGGTTAGGTCTGAAGGTAAAGAAGATCTTATTTCAATTATTAATCGTTACTGGCAATAGCAAAGGTTAGCCGTAACGGTTAAACTCTTTGTAATGTTTGTTTTGTGGTCATGGGCCGTAAATATGTAAGGGATAAAGGCGGGCGTTTTGCTCCGAAGGGCGGAGGCAGTAAGGGTAAAGGCGGCAAGATGGGCAAGTCCGCTAAGAATGTGAAGGCAAGGGCAGCTTATAAGTCTGCAAGTTCTAAGGTAAGAAAGGCTCAAAGAGATTTCAAAAGTGCTGACAGGAAAAGTTCAGCAGCAAGAGGAGCTTATACACGATCAGCAGGGAAAGGGCCAGCCAAAGCTCAACAAGCTGCTGGCAAGTGGCACGCATCAATGGTGAAGAGAGGGCAAGCCG